GGGTGATGAACGGCACCAGGTTGTTCGGCACGCCGCGCGGCAGTTCGCCGATCAGCGCCGACGGATGCGCTCCGACCGGGTTGAAGTACCTCAGCGCGATTCAGCACCGGTATGTATACCATTGGACGGTCCGCAAAATCTCCGTTATGGATGAGATTAGCCCGCAGGTATACGCGCTTCGCCGCCGTTCATTCATTGACGGCTTGCTCATGCTGGCGATTCAAGAAGGGCTATTACGGATTGACATAAACGCCAACAGCTTCCAAAAGGCCAGGGCAGAACAGAAGCAAGAAAAGTAAAGGCAGGCGCGCGGCGCTGTCGCTTCCACGCATTAAGAAAACGCTTGCTTTTGGTTGAGTACCGTGGTATAATAGCCTTGTCGATAAGCGCAAGCGCCTTTTGAGTATCGCTTCTCTTGGTCCGGTGGTAAAGGCGTAGCACCGGCGCGGATTGAAAGAATTATATTTTTATGTTTCACACAACAAACAAAAAAGCCGGGGCTTTCGCCTCGGCCTTTTTGTTTTTCGCTTCCCTAAAGTATGCGTCACACGCACGGAAAAGGGCCGCCACGCGTTCCAATCATGGCAGCCCTAGTGATTATACCTGTAAAACATTTCGATTTCAAAAATATATAGCCTGCTCGCATTTGCAGGATACAGAAAAGCCCCGGGGCGTTTGCCCTGGGGCTTGTGTTTTTTAGATTGCTTCGTTGATGTATTTGCGCTTCTCGCTGGCTGTCATTTTGAACCGCTTAAAAGAGTAATCTTCTTCCAGCCCGTCCATCATGCTTTCCCATTCATCCTGCAAGGCTTGTTCTACGCCAACTTCTTCAATGTATGAGTAGTTGCTTTGACAAGTGCCGGACCATGCAATTTCAAACATGGGGATAAATTCAGCTTTTGTCAATTTCTCTTTCATAAATTCGCTTCCTTTCGTAATAGCCCGGCTTGCGCCGGGCGGGTGATTCGGGGTTATAGTTCGACAACTTCCAGATATGCGCGGCGGCGGTCGTTGTCGATGATATACGGGCGGCAGCCGCTGCCGTCATATTGGTTAATTACGTCGGCTTGTTTAAAGCCGTCATAATCAATCACCGGGCAGCCTGCGTCATCAGCGTAAACGCTAGCGCCTTCCGGCAGCATCATGTAAACGCGGTCACTCGCTTCACTGTAAGCGACGGGGGCCAGTGAATAGCTTTCGTTGTAGCCGCACTTCTGATAGTCGCGCCAGCCGGGGAGAAGAATGCGGGTCGCTTCTTCGTCGTAACCAATGGTTTCGTATTGGTCGGATTCGGCCAGGTACACCATGACGGGGTAAAGCTTAACGGTTTCGCCTTTGATAAGCTCGCCGCTCTCCGTGCAGGCGGTCGCTTCCCAATATTCCCCGTTCCAGTCGCTTTCGAAAGCGGCGTAGCGCTGGCCTTCTTCTTTAGCGTTTTGAGTTTGTTCCATGCGTTTAGTCATTGTTAGTTCCTCCTTGAATGTATACCGCTATTCGGCATCTGTATCTTGATTACAGTTATATTATAACATCGTTGATTATGTTTATCAATACCTTTTTTGATTATTTTTTTATTTTTTTTGGTGACAATCACACCGCTATGCGGTATAATGTAGACAACGGATAATGGAGGTGTAAAACATGGATAACAGCAAAGCTATAATAAAGGGGCTAATTGCTATGCGCTGCATGAGTTCGCAGGCATTGGCTGACGGCCTGGGGATTACGGTCCCAGCCGTGCGGAACAAATTGAGCCGTAACAGCTGGTCTATTAATGATTTGGTTAAGCTGGCGCAGGCCTGCGGCGTTCGCCTGGCGTTTGTAGATGATACCGGGCGCGCCGTTCTGACGTTCCCAGCGCCGCCAGCAGATAGCGACGGCAGCCCCGCAGATGATACGCATGGCAAATAACAAATTATAAGAGGATAGCAACGGCCGCACGCTGGCAGATGTTCAGCGGCGGCCGTTCTTCTTTATTTAGTAACATTTATAATATGTTAAGACGGTTCACAAAGATTTTAAAAAGTATCATTGACTTAATAGCATTTTTTAAGGCATATAATTTATAGCAAGATAATAAATATAATTTAATTGATGATTGACAGATGGATTCTGTTAATCATTTTCTTATTGTCTTTTTCTGGTAAATAATGATTATCTTTTCAATATGTATTGTTTATGTATTGTTTAGTGATTGTCATTATTGATAATATTAATTGTATATACAGTTACAGAAATTGTAACGAGAATGTGACGAAAATGTTTAAGATTAAAAGTTTATTAGCTAATACAAATACACCGACAAGAGGCAGACCGCCGGCAATAGCGACAACGCCGCAGACGCTGGAGGACTGCGCGGCGCTGCTCAAACAGCAGGGCGCGGCGGTCGCCGTCCTGGCTGTGCAGGACCTACAAGCCTATTGGCTAAAAATCATGACGGACAACAAGGCCAGCAACAAGGATAGACTAGCAGCCTCTAAGATGTATGCTGACAGTATAGGCGCGTTTGACAAGCAGACGCACGCTAACAAGGGCCCAGCCGTGTATCATTGGGGCGCGGCAGATGATGCAATAGTAGTAAACGATTGTTCAGAAGATGCTACCAAAACATAAACATAGATAGCACTTTTAACATAATCCTTATTATCGGACGTAAAATATTATCCTGCTGCTGCTGATTAGCTGGCGGTTCCAGATGTTGACGGCCTGGCTGATGATGTTAGCGGCAGGCATTCGCCTGGCATATGTTGCGGCCGTTCCTGCGTGGCTCATGCGGCAGGCCTACCACGTTTTTGTTTTTGTTTGGCGTGGGTTCTGATTGGTTGTTTGGCGGCGCTGGCGTTGGTGATTTCCCTGGGTTTTCACAAAAATTGATTTTGGTTCTTGCCTTTTCCTCTGGCGTTGAGTGGGGGTGGGGCCCAAAAATTTCGCAGCCGCCGGGGGAGGTAAATACCAAAAATTACCAAAACGATTTTTTCAAGGGGGTAAACATGGAAAACGTAATACAGATACCATATACTCCACGACCTGCATGGGCGAAGGTACTGCATAAGGAATTAAGCAGACACCGCTTTGCAGTAATCGTAGCACACCGCCGCTTTGGTAAGACCATCGGAATGGTGAATCACCTTATAAGGGATGCTTTGCAGAGCGACTTAATCAGCCCGCAGTATGCTTTGGTAGGTCCGTTCAGTGCACAGATGGAAATTATTGCATGGGGACCGTTGAAGTATTACACAAGCGTCATAGAAGGCATTAAGGTGAACGAAACTAAAAAGTATGTTGAATTCCCTAGTAAAGTACCTGGGGCACAGGGTGCGAGGATATATATCGTTGGTGCAAACAATCCCGACGCATTGCGTGGTACATATTGGGACGGCGTAATACTTGACGAGTATTCGGATATGAAGCCGGAGATGTGGACGCAGATAATCCGACCTGCGATAGAGAACGGCGACAGAAAAGGCTATTGCTATTTCATCGGTACACCCAAGGGGCAGAACAACTTCTATGAGATGTACAAGAAGGCCAAGACGAATAAGCGTTACTTTGCGTATTTGTCGAACGTGTACGATAGCGGCATTATAGACGCAAAGAGCATAGAAGAACTGAAAGAGGATATGCCGGAGGTAGAATTCAGACAAGAGTATTTGTGTGACTTTAGCGTATCGGCGATTAATGAGCTTTTCAGTCTGGAAGAATTAGACAGGGCTTTCAATAGAGAGTTGACGGAAAAGGATATTCCCTATGATATGCCGCTGGTGCAAGGCGCAGATATAGCACGCTTTGGCGATGACAGAACGTGTATATGGCAGCGTAAGGGTTTAATGGTATATCCACGACCGAGAGTGTATAAGAAGCTGAATACGATGCAGACAGCAGATTATATTGCTTTGGCAATGGATGAAAATAAAGCAGATATGACCTTTATAGACGTTGGCAACATGGGCGCTGGCGTAGTCGACAGATTGCGGCAGATGGGGTACACGGCGCTAAGAGAGATACCATTTCAAGGCGCGGCGATAGAGAATAAGCGATACGAGAACATCAGAGCAGAGATGTACTTCAAACTGAAAGAGTGGATAGAGGCTGGCGGCGCTTTGCCGGAAGAACCGGGGCTAAGAGAAGAACTTGCAGTCATTCACTATAAGTATTCTAAGAATGGGCGTTTAATGTTAACGCCTAAAGAAGAAATAAAAGAAAAACTAGGACGTTCCCCAGACCTTGCAGACGGCCTAGTATTAACATTTGCAAGGAACGTTCCGTTAAGACAGTTAGGGCTTGATGATAGAAAGCCTAAAAAGCTAATGTGCAACACGGAGTATTCGATTATGGAGGCGGTTTAAAAATGGGTGGTATTGCAAAATTATTCGGTGGCGGCAACATGCCGACTGTTGAGAAGGTGGACCCGGCCCCGACTACCGTTGCGACAAGCAGCGAAGTTGCGACCGGCAGCGACAGTAACAAGAAGAAGCGTAAAGGCTTTGCATCTACGCAGACAAGCACTATTGCTAGTGGCGGCGAGGGCGGCCGTAATACTTTAGGCTAAGAGGTAACAGCTTATGAACTTTCAAACGATAGCGGCGAGCAAGCCACAGGGAACACTTCCTAGTGACGGGGTGCCGCTGAAAAAGAACTTGCCGGACCGCCAACGTTTGGTGCGTAAGCTTAAAAGCATGTACGAAGATAGGCGAGATTGGGAGGACAGATGGAAAGAGATAAGAGATTATCAGCTTCCGTTTGTCGGCGAGTTTGACAATACGGCAGACAAGACCAATCCCGCGCGCAGACGTGACTTGAAGATTGTGCATGGCGTAGCGTGGAGAGCGGCGCAGGTATTCGCTGCTGGCGTTATGAGCGGACTTACACCGCCGAGCCGTCAGTGGTTCAGATTTGCATATAGACGGCCGGAACTGAATACGAATGTTGAGGCTATGAAGGTGCTTGACACAAGACAAGAGATTGTATCAAGCGTGCTTGCAAAGAGCAACTTCTATAACAGCATCCATACTGTATATCTGGAATTGCCTTTTGGGCAGTGCCCGATGGCTATATTCTACGACGCAGAAAACGGCGTGCGGTTCCAGACAATGACAATCGGTACTTATGCACTTGAAGCAGACGGCTTCGGCAAGGTAACTACTTTTGCAAGAAAGTACGATATGACTTTGCAGCAGCTAGCGGACTGCTTCGGCGTAGACGCTTTGCCCGACAATCTGAAAGGACTGTTAGACAATCAGACCAATCTTACTAAGAAGTATAAAGTCTGCTGGATGGTAGAGCCTAACAGCGATAAACTGCCTGGCTACATGGACAGACTGAACATGCCGTATAGAAGCGTGTACTGGTTGGAAAAGTCAGAGAGTGACGAATACTTGTATGTTGGCGGCTTTGAAGAAGAAGCAGTACCGGTAGCGCGTTATCTTGTCAGCGGCAATGAGGCATACGCAAGAGGTCCTGCGTGGTTTGCAGAAGGCGACAGCAAAATGCTGCAACTGCTGAAAAAAGATTATCTGACAGCAATAGAGTTAAAGATAAAGCCGCCGATGCAGGGCAGTCCAAGCCTTATGAATAACGGCGGTATTAACTTGATGCCTGGCGGTCTAACAGCCGTAGATGACCAGACGCAAGATATGGTTAAGCCTTTGTTCGCGGTTGACCTTGACTTAAAGGACGCGCAGGAAGAAATTATTCGCGTTGAGGATGCTATAAAGAGAGCATACAGTGCTGATTTGTTCTTGATGTTAGATAACCTTGATAATAGCCGTATGACTGCTAGGGAGGTTATGGAGAGAACGCAGGAAAAACTGCAACAGCTAGGCCCGGTGGTTGAGCGATTGCAGGATGAATTCTTAACACTGATTCTTCAACGTGTGTATAACATCATCGACAGAAGCGGCGGATTTCCTCCGGTGCCGGAAGAACTGCAAGACCTTTTGAGTGAAGAAGATGTAGAAGTGGACTATATTTCACCGTTGGCGCAGGCGCAGAAGATGAGCGGGCTTGTGAATATCGAACAGGCGATAGCACAGACCGGACAGATGGCGCAAGTATGGCCAGAAGTTACGAAGAAGATTAACCCGTTGGGTGCTATTACAAAATACTTTGAAATGCTTGGCGTGCCTGCAATGGCATTGCGCAGTGATGAAGAAGTGCAAGAGATGCTCAAACAAGAGCAGCAGGAAATGCAACGGCAGCAGGAAATGCAGGAAGGCTTGGCAATGGCACAGGCTGCGGCTCCTGCGGCAGAGGCGGCCAAAAATCTTACTGCGGCGGCGAATGATTCTAACCCGGCTATTACAAGCTGGCTAGGCGTGCCGGGAGGTTGGGAATAATGAGCGAGCAGTTTAAATATAAATCCAATACCGGCGAGGATAGAAAGCAAGCACTGCTGACAGAGTACATGGTAAGAGAGCAGGCAAGAAGGGACAAGGAAGCCCTACTCGACCTGCTGGGGAGTGAAAGCGGACGCTGGTTCTTGATGCGTATGCTTGATGTAACCAAAGTCAACTCTATGTGCTTTACCGGCAACAGCAAGACTTTCTATAACGAAGGCCGTCGTGACGTAGGCTTAGGCATTATCAAAAGTATTTTAGCCCTTGGGCTGCAAGGCATAGAGCTAAAGCAGCAGGCTGAAATGGAGTATGCAGAATTCCAACTAAAGCTGCAAGAGCTGGCAGTGGAATATGTAGATAACAACAAGGAGGAATAACTAATGGGCGAGAACGGCGAAAACGCAGTTGTAAACGGCGAAGGCGCACAGCAGCAGGCTGAACCTAGCGCCGCAGTACAACAGCAACAGACAGAACCGGCTACTACTAATGCAACTAATAATACAAGTGCTTCCGGCACTATTGCAGGGAACGGAAGTAATGGGCAAGGCGCACAACAGCAGCCCGGCACAGTGAATTATGACTTTGCAGGAGTAGAGATGCCAGAAGGCTATGAGCTTAGTGCTGATGAGCAAGGACGCTTTGTGGATGTTATTAAGGGCATGAACCTTAGCAATGACCAGGCAAGAGCACTTGCGAAGTATGGCACAGAGTATGCAAGCCGTGTAGTACAAGGCGTGGAACAGCTTCGCGCGCAGGAAATCGCTAAATGGGGCGATGAGGCTAAAACAGCACTGGGCGCAGACTTGGGCAAAGTACAGGGCCTTTGTGATACTGCCTGCCGCAAATTGGAGGCAATGTATCCAGGCTTGAACGTGCGTGAAGCATTGGAAGTTACCGGCGCAGGCAATCAAATTGCTATCGTGAGAGCATTTGCGAAACTTGGCGAACTGCTTGGCGAGGACCCCGGCTTGGCTGCACAAAACGGCGCGCAAGGCTTAAACGCTGCACAAGGTGTTGTCGCCAACATGTACCCGAAAACCGACTGGAGCAGGTACAAATAATCTTTAATTTTTAATTAAAAAAACAGGAAGGATGATGAAATTATGGCTACTATTGGTTACTCCCAAACTATGAGTGACTTACGAAAGTACTTAACTCCGCAAGGCGCTATTGACCGCGTCATGGAAGTACTTAACGAATCTAATCCGATTATGGAAGATATTAAGTGGATGGAGGGCGATTTGCCGATTGGTACTAAAACTACTATTCGCGCTAGTTTGCCTTCTCCGTCTATCCGTCGTATTAACCGCGGTACTTCTCCGACTAAAGGCACTGTAAAGCAGCGCATTGATGTATGTATGCACTTGGAGGACCGTTCCTGCGTGGACGTTGAACTGCTTTCCGGTAAACCGAATCCGCAGGCGTTCCGCATGGCAGAGGATGATGCACACGTAGAAGGCATGGGCCAATACGTCGCACGTCAATTCTTGTACGGCAACTTGGACGAAGACCCGGACACTTTCAATGGTATTGCGGTACGCTACAATACTTTGACCGACGGCGGCAAAGGCACTCCGGGCCACCAGGTGATTTCCGCGGGTACTCCTGGTACTAACACTAATGCTTCTATCTACTTCGTAGATTGGGGCGACCGCCGCGTAATGGGTGTATATCCTAAAGGCACCCAGGCAGGCTTGAAAACTGAGGACTTGGGCGAAAGCGACGTATACGATGAGAACAACAAGCCGTTCCGTGCATTGCAGACTTTGTACTCTTGGAAGTGTGGCTTGGCGGTACAAAATGTTCGTTCTATTGTGCGCGTGTGCAACATTGATGTCCAAAAGCTTAACTCTTTGACTGACAGTGCGCAACGCGAACTGATGAATAAATTCATCTTCGCAAAGAACCGTCTGCAAGACCCGAAAGCGCCGGTTGCGTATGTATCTGACGGCGTATACTCTTGGCTGGAGTGCTATTTGAACAACAAGAACAATGTTCATGTTACCCGTCAAGATTTTATGGACGCGCCGCCTAAACTGTACCTTGCAGGTATTCAGATTAAGAAACTTGACTGCCAAAGCGAAACCGAAGCGGCAGTCGTGTAACCGGAAGGAGTGAATAACAATGATTTTTGACCAGCAAAATATGTACATGGATAATTCCTTGACCAGCAATGTAATTGCGAACGTTGGCGGCGGTGATGCGGCTGACCCGTTATTTCTTGTTATTACTGCGCCGACCGCCTTAGCTACTAGCGGTACCATCACTGCGGCGTTGGAAACTTCTGACAGCGAAAGCTTCGGCACTAAAACCGTTGTTGCGACTTATACTCTTGCCGCCAGCAAAAAGGGCATTTTGGTTGCAGCAAAACTGCCGTATGGCATGAAGGCTTTTTCCAGACTGACTGTAAGCGGCGCAAGCGGCGGCAAACTGACTGCTGGCTTGACTGAAACTGTTCCGAACTGGCCGGGCTGATTTGGTACTTTAAGGGGAGGGCGAAAGCTCTTCCCTTTTTTAATAATCAAGGAGGAATAGTTAAAATGCTTAACATTACCGATGTATGTAATATGGCGCTGGCTCATATCGCCAAAGGGCGTATAAGCAATATAGATGAGCAGTCGGAGCTAGCAAGACAGTGTAAACTGTTTTATGAGCCTACCCGCAAAGAGTTATTAAGAAGCTACACTTGGGGATTTGCAAAGCGCGTGAGCAAGCTTGCAGAACTTAGTATCGAATCTCCGTACTGGTCCCACGTTTACGCCTACCCCGAAAAGTGCCTTGCTGTGCGCAAGATATTTGACGCTGACACCGGCGCAATGATAAGGGCAGGCGAACAGCAGCAGGAAGAATGGGACTTGTATATGGCAAGCGACAACGTGCTTGGCATAGGGTGCAACATTCCTGCTGCATGGCTTGAATATACCTATGACGTTGACGATGTAGAAATGTTTTCGAGTGATTTTTTGAGTGCGTTTACTCATATGTTGGCGTTTAATATCTGCGTACAACTGACCGGCAACAGCGGCTTGCAACAGACACAGTATCAGCTTGCAATGGCGGCATTGCAGAAAGCAAAGCATACCACGGCAAGCGAAAAGAAAGAGTTGCCGGACTACCCGAGTAAATACTTTGACGGGAGGGCGTAATTATGGCTAGTGGGTTGACACCTTATTATTTATTGCAGCCTGCATTTACCGGCGGGGAAATCAGCGCCGAAGTTGCAAACCGCGTCGATTTAGATAAATATCAGTTTGCGGTACTGCAAGCCTATAACTGCCTTATCAAGCCGCACGGCCCTATTTATCGCAGACCGGGCATGAAGTATATGGCACGAACGAAACATAGCGATAAAGCGTGCATCCTGGTACCGTTCAACGGCGCAGATAACACCGACTATCTTTTGGAGATTGGCGAGAAATATATAAGGGTGCATAAGAACGGATTTTATATAAACATAGAAGTTGTGACACCGTACACGGCAGATATGCTGCAAGATTTGAGATTTGTACAAAGCGCAGATACTATGTTTATTGCCAGCGGCAAATATCCCGTGAAACAGCTTGCAAGATATTCGGACACCGACTGGCGTTTTGCTGACTTTGAAATTACTGATATGTATTTCGATGAATCGACCTCACTTGAAAATTATAGCGGCATAAGCTATACCGTGCCCGGTTCCTACACATTCCAACCAACTGTTACCGGTGAATACCAAATTGACATTTCGGGTGCAGGCGGCGGTGGCGGCGGTGCCGTTACATGGAAAAGGCACGGAGAACACCAGACCTATAATTATGCAGTCAAAGGCGGCGACGGCGGCAGCGGTGAACGCATTATAAAAACTGTAACGCTGGATAAAGGCACAAGTTATACGATTACGGTCGGTAGCGGCGGCAGTGGCGGCGCGTATGCTTATAGTGCAGGCAACTACGAAGATACAACAGCTACTAGCGGCACTAAAGGCGCAGACAGTACGGCGTGTGGACTAACAGGCAGAGGCGGCGGAGCAGGTGGTGCTGCCAGTCGCAGGTATGGTAAGGATGGCTATTATTCTAATGTTGGCACGCAAGGCGTAACATATGGCGCAGGCGGCGGTGCGGCAGGCGGTGCCGGCGGTATAAAGGGTAGCCCAAACGGCAAAGCGGGCGCTAATGGCTGGGTAAAGATTTTATATACCGGCAATAAAGAATTGACACCTTCGGGAACGCAAGGTGATATTACCTTGACGAGCAACAAGAATATTTTCGCTAGCAGCAAGCCGGGCGCGTATATCAAACTTAAACAAGAGATTGCAAGCAAGACTGTATCCGCCAGCAACGGCACGACAGAAAGAGTACGTGTGGGCGAAAATTGGAAGGTTATCAGTCACGGAACCTGGGAAGGCAGTTTTACCATAGAAAAGAGTGACGATGGCGAAAGTTGGAAGGAATACAGAAAATATACATCTAAGAGTGACTATAATCCGTCTGAAAGCGGCAGTGTAACAGAGCCGGTATTTTTAAGGGCGGTATGCACTATAACTAGCGGTACTTGCACTGTTGATTTAACAGCAATGGCCTACAATGCAGAAGGCGTTGTAAAGCTTACTGAAATCACCAGCGACAGCACGGCAAAAGCTCATGTTGAAAAAGAGCTAGGCTCAACAGATATGACTACTAATTTCTTGTGGGGCGCATGGAGTGAAGAATTCGGGTACCCGCAAACACTTTGCTTTTTCCAGGACAGATTATGTTTTGGCGGCACGAAGAAGCAGCCTTATATGGTGTGGATGAGCAGGACCGGCGACTACGGCAATTTCAGCGTAGAGAAAGCCAGCGGCACTGTTACCGATGATAGCGCAGTAGCACTTGCCTTTGTGAGCCGCAAGCAGTTTAAGATTTTACACTTGATAGCAAGTACCGATTTAATCGTCTTGACTGCCGGTAACGAATGGACAGTAAGTGGCAGCGATACTGTAACACCATCTAAAGCCGTTCCCAAAATGCAGACTACACGCGGATGCAGCACTGTTGAGCCGTTGATGATTGGCGGCAGAATCGTGTTTGTACAAGGACGTGGAAGCACTGTAAGGGATATGGCATATAGTTATGAAACAGACAGCTACGGCGGCAATGACTTAACATTGCTAGCAAAGCATATCATAGAGAATGTACAGATTGTCGACAGTGCATATAAGCAGGAACCCGACAGCACTATATATTTTGTGAGAAGTGACGGGACTATGGCTTGCTTATCCTACATCATGGAACAGAAAGTATATGCTTGGTCGACGATAGAAACGCAAGGCAAGATTGAAGCAGTGGCGGCAGTGCAGGAAGGCGACGAAGATATTATTTATCTTGTAGTAAAGCGAGAGATAAACGGCGTGACAGTACGCAACATTGAGTATCTGGCAAAGAATCCTGCAAAAAGCAATAACCCCGATGATTATATTATGCTTGATAATGCTATTGAGTATAGCACTGCTGAAAAGAGCAGTGGGGAAACGGAGATTGATGCAGCAGAGCTGACAGGCGAAAAAGTTACTGTTATCGGTGACGGAAGAATGTATAGTGGACTGACAGTAAGTCAAGACGGCACTGTGACGCTCCCAGCAGCCGTACAACACGCTTTTATTGGCTTGCCCTATAGAAGTATCGTGGAACTGCCAAACGTCGAAATTAGGACGGGCGACGGCACTATGCAAGGACGCAAAAAGCAGATTAGTAATTGCATCCTGCGCTTAAGTAATTCTCTTGGCGGTATGGTCGGTCCGGATATAAATACTATGGACTTGATGAACTTTGACGAACAGAACGCAGTGAGCGATATTAAATTATTTACCGGCGACAAGCATATGACTTTGCCTATTGGCGGCTTTAACAACGAAGGCAGAGTGATTATCGTTACGGATGAGCCATATCCTTTTAACTTGCTGGCGGTAGTGCGGGAGGTGTCTTTCGGTGGCTAAGAAGTGGACAGTTGAAATACTTGATAATAAGTCAAAAGAAAATGTTGTGCCGTTGATTGAAGAACTTATGCAGGATATACGGCCGCATGATAAGGAAGATTTGGAAGCAAGCAGTGACCCGGTATTTGTGCTTATTGGCAGTATCAAGCTTGACGAAGAAACAAGGGTGTACCGTGGTGAGGACGGAAAACTGCTTGCGATATTCGGCAAGGGCACTATGGAATGGGGCGCGCCAGGGCGCGGAATCTGGATGGTAGGCACGAACGAACTTTACAATGGTTACACAAAGAGCCTGCTTTTCAAGGAAGCGAAAAGAGTGCTGAATGAATGGGTACGCAAGCATGGACTGCTGCATAATATCGTCTACGAGAAGAACCGCACTAGCATTAACTATTTAAGACACTTGGGAGCGGTATTTTTGGTAGAGCCTAAAACAGGTTGGGACGGCAAAAAGTTTTATCAGTTTTATATTCCATATAGAGGGGAGTGAGCGTAATGGGTACACTTGGAATCTTAATGGGTCTGCAAACTGTTATGCAGTTAAGCGGACAACATCAGCAGGCCAAACAGCAGGAGCAGGCATATAAAGCGCAGGCGCAGGCTGCACAGCAGAACGCGGCTATTATGAGCCGCCAACGTGAGCAGCAGGCAGAAGCGTATGCGCAGAAGCAAAGCCAACTCAACGATAGAATGAGGCTTGCAAGAGGGCAGGCACTGGCGGCGGCCGGCAGCAGCGGGCTAACCGGCAGCGGCAGTGTCAGCGATATTCTTTCAAGCAGTGAGGACGCTTACAAAAAAGACAGTATGAATCTGTTGCAGAATCAGCGTAATGATGCGTGGAGCACTTATGTAAACGAGGTTAATTATCGCAACCAGGCAAGCGCATATAATGCGGCGGCGAAGAACGCTAAAGCCAACGGCAAAATGCAGATGTTTAGTACGCTTGTAGGTGCGGCGGCGAACGCTTACTCTAAAGGCATGATTGGCGGCAGCAAGGGAACAACTACAGTAAGCGGTGATGAATGGTACGATGCTAACAGTGATTTCAATCTTCCTGCTAGCAATATGAACGGCTTCAATCTTTACAACCAGGCAAAGAAGAATAACCCGTTCATGGATAATACAGGCTTTACTAAATGGAACTGGTAAGGGAGGTGCAGTATGAAGATTGCAGGTTATCAAGGCAGCGTCAATTTAGGTGCCGGCGGCGGTGCGACTGTCAAGGTATCGAGTGACCTTAACGCTTATGGCAGCGGCGGCAAAGGACTTGCCGCTATTGCCGGTGCCGCCAACAAATGGGCGGTAGCAGTAGAAGCACAGCAAGAGGATGAGGACAAACAGTCTATCCTTAACGCTATGGATATATTTAATAAGAGCCGCTATAACATCATGTACAACGATGAAAGCGGCCTTATGAATACGAAATTAGAAGGCACTGCCGGTGCAGGCGCAAGCTACACAGAGCAGATAAATAAGGCAAGGCAGGATGTATTAAGTAATACCAAACTGCACAGCCAAAAGAATCAGCTTGCATTAGACCATTTAATGTATCAGAGCGCACAGCAAGGCTTTCAGACTGTCGACCAATACGAGCAGAAGCAAAAAGAAGCAGTCACTGATTTACGCTATGACAATAACATTCAGAACTCCTGCGAGTTTGTACAGAAGAACTGGAATAATTCGCAGGCACTGCAAGATGAGATTATTCGTACACAGTTACTGACAAGCGCTATATATGGCAAGCGTGGCGCAGAGTTTATCGAATCTAAAAGCAGAGCCAACATCGGGCAGGTGGTAGCAAGTGCCGTCGGCGCAAGTATCACCAACGAAGATTATGGCACTATGCGTAACATCATGGATAAGTACGGTAGTTATCTGACTGCCAATCAGCGAGCTGCTTTTGAAAAGGTGGCATACGATAAAGAGAGCAGCGCTTTTGAAAGAAATACCGCTAAAGATTTGTATGCTAAATATGGCGACAATGAAGAAGCAGTACGCAAAGAACTTGAAGGCATGAAAGGATTTAGCGGCAGTGAAAGCGGTAATGATTTTGAGAATTTGCTAACTTCTTTCGGTATTCAAGAGAGCGGCGGCAATTATAACGCCAAGAATGGCCGCACCGGTGCAAGCGGCAAATATCAGATTTTGCCTAGTAACTGGCCTAGTTGGAGCCAAGAAGCAGGCTTGCCAGCAGGTGCAGAAATGACACCGGAAAATCAAGAAAAAGTCGCACGCTTTAAGTTAAAACAATACTATGATAAATACGGTGCAGCAGGTGCGGCGGTAGCATGGTATAGCGGAGAAACTAATGCACAACGCTGGGTGAGCGGTAAAACAACGGATGTATGGGGGAATACTTGGGACACACCGCAACATGGGAATGAGCCTAGTATCAAAGAATACGCAGAGAGTGTTACCAACAGAGCAGGAAGCGTGCGCAGCACACGCAGCATGAGCCAGGATGAGCAAGACCGCATTATAAAGCAGTACCGCACTATTAAGGCAGACCATGACAGAATAGAAACTTATAAGAAAAACAAACTTTTTGAAGGAATAAAGAGCGAATTATTTAGTATGTTTAATAACGGCACAAGCTATAGTGATGCTATGGCGTGGGCTACTAATCAAGCAGGCAGTGACCCCGACAAGTACGTAACATATCGTAATGCGGTAACGGCAATATACGGACCGCAAGGCAGAAGCGGAAGCGGCGGTAGCGGCGGACGTGAAGGCATAGCCAAACTTGGCAGTGACGGCAAAGAGGCAGTAATCTCTATGCTGGAAGCAGGCAGGTTTAAGTCTAAGGCAGAGTTTTTAGCTTTTGCAAGAAGTCACGGAGCAACTAATTCTGATATGAATTCATTAGATAAGTCTTATGATAATTGGTTGAGTGGCGCAGGCGAATATGCGTATGATTGGGACGGCCTTTGTAAGTACGTAATGGGTGGTTCTTCTAACGATAAAGTAAAACAAGGACTGAAGATATACGGTAAACAATGGGTACGTACGTACCGCGCTGAACACAACGGCATGAACCCGGATGAATCAGTATTAGTTGACGCTATGAAGCAAGCTATAACTACCCGAACTTTTGGTACTTACGTAACAAAGCCGGGCTTCTTATGGGACAGCACAAAAACTTTTAGCGGCAGTGACGCACTGTTAGCAAAAGCAGGTATAGCCAGAGCTGAAAAAATTGCTGACGATTGGTATCACGTAACATACTTTGACGGCAGCGACGGCAACGTCAACGGCGGCTATCTTGATGAGGTTATGAATGGAGATTATTAAATGAGCTGGGAAGATAACGAAAAAGAATTTCAAAGACTGCGAAACGAAAAACAGGATTGGTACGATGGCGGTTATGCGACAGGTGCAGACAGCAATTTAACTCCTGCTGAAACTCTAGGTTATTATGACCTGCAAAAAATGAGCGACGATGAATACAATAAGTTTTCGCAGGCAGTAAAGAGCAATAGCTCACCGACGATTGATACTAGCAGCATCATCAACGACGATAAACCAGGCATAGGCACTGCCGTAATGAACGGCCTTAAAGGTTCGGTGCGTGGCTTATTCGGTGCGGCTAAAGCGGCCGTTGACGCTAATATTGAAGCTCATAAGGGTGACAAGAATGTTGTTAAAGAGTATGACCAATCAGAGAACATCAGCAAGGCTTTAGGCTATGTCACCGATGAGATTTTGAAGCGCGAAGAAGTTAAGGCTGATACGGCGGCTGGGCAACTTGGTTATGATTTGGCTGAAAACGGCATTCAGCTTTTAGCGCAGCTTGCGCTGACTAAAGGTGTAGGTGCTGCCGGTGCAGGTGCAAAAACTGTACACGCTATCAGTATGCTTTACAATGGTGCAAACATCAGCGGCGAACAATACCTGCGACTGCGAAAAGAGGGCGTAAGCGCAACCAGAGCAGCGGAGGCAGGCTTGATGAATGCAATCCCGCAGGCGGTACTTGAAGAACTGCCGCTTGGCAGGCTGCTTAAAAAGATGCCTGCCGGTAGCGGACTGAAAGCTAAGATATGGGAAGTTACCAAACGTGGCCTTGAAGAAGGTGTTACCGAAGCATTGCAGGAATTCCCGGAGCAAGCTACGGACTTATGGGCAAAGAACCCCGGCGCAAGCACTGCCAAACTTGCGGAGAAATGGGGCGAGAATTGGCAGCAGAACTTGAAGGAAGCGGGATATAGTGGCCTTATCGGTGCTATCCTTGGTGGTACTGCAAGCGGCGTAAGCGTTGCCGTTGACAGTGCCGTTGAGCACGTCGCTTTGAAAGCCAACGAAGAACGTAAGGCGAAGTTAGTAGCAGATGCTGAACGAATCAAAGAAACAGGCATTAACCCGGAGCGTGCGGCGGCTACAATCGAAGCGAACAATCCAAACTTTGAGGACGATACTGTTACTGTATCAGCGCAGGACTTGGAAGGCTACAAGCAGACCAGCAGTAACAACAAACTTTTTGAGGAATTAGGAATTACCGAAGAAGAAGTCGGAACGGCTGCGGAGCTTGGGCAGGATATAGACATTAGCCGCGGCAAGTTTACGGCGGCAATGGCTAAAGATAATGCGCTGTTTGAAGCTACGAAAGACAATATGTATTTTGACAGCAACGGCGAATTGTCGGACGGCGGCGCAAAGACACGTAAAGAACTTCGAGAAGGCTATAACTTAACCAGGCAGGCAAGCACGGAGCTTGACACAGAACTTGACGCTATTGTCGATAGTGCGACTAAAGCAGGCATGAACAAATCTCATGCAGGTAATTTGCGTTTAGTATTGGAGAGCCGCGCACTTATTGCAGACCCCGAAAATCCTGCTGCGTGGCTACAAAAGAATAAGCTGCGCTTTGAAGATGGCGGCAAAGCTAAACAAAAGAATGGCTGGTTTAGCAAGGGAGGAGTGCTTAAAAAAGAGCAATTCTATACTACTAATATTACCGGAAATGAGATGGGACACTATTCAGATTTGAAGAGCTTGCAGAAAAAGGCTTTTGCATGGTATAGGGACAACTTGCAAGGCACGAGCGTTCATAATGGTGTATTGGGTGATATTAGAATAGATAAAGGGTATCAAGAAAATAATATTAAATTTGGCACAAGTGGCAGAAAGAAAATGGAACACACTTCCGCTAAAAAAGAAAAACTTTTTGCATTGCGCTATTTACGTGAAATTATGGAGAATGGTAATTTCGTTACAGAATCTGCGCCGCAAAAAGAAAAACATTCAGACGAGAATTTTTATTATATTCATTCTGCGCTGAATGTTAATGGTGAAAAACGTTATGTAGTTGTTACAGTAAGAGAACATAATGATAAATCATTATCATATTATAATCATAATGTTTTTAACGAAAGTGAGTATAAAAAAATAGAGGACGCGTTCAAGCCCTCGGGTTCCGAGCAATTCAAGGCTCAGCCCAGTATCTCAAACAAAACGCCCTCTTTTGCTGATAGTGTATCACAAAAAGCAGATAATTACAAGCAACAAAAAATTGTCAATGGTACACTGAAAGATAAAGGCATGATTTCCCCAATGGATGATGGTACTTATGTTATCACGCTTTTTAAGGGCGCAGATGCAAGTACAGTTATCCACGAAACAGGACACTACTTTGTGGAAACCATGATTAACGAAGCATTGGCAGACCCCAGCAACACAAGACTAAACGCTGATGCGAAAAAGCTCATGGAGTACGCAGGCATTGACGCTGACACATGGGCAAGCGGTGACGTTGAAGCAAAGAGAGCCGGGCATGAAAAGCTGGCAGAAGCATTTGAAACCTACATCATGGAAGGCAAAGCGCCTAGCGTCGGACTGCGTGGAGCGTTCCAGAGATTTGCTAATTGGTTATCAGCTATTTATAGCAAGATAGCAAGAAGTGAAAATGCGGCAGAATTAACGCCGGAAGTGCGGCAGGTATTCGACAGAATGTTGGCGTGCCGTGAAGAAATTGAAGTTATGGCACGCATGGAAGGTATATTTGGCGGCTTGCCGGAAAATATAACATCCAAGTTATCAGACCAAAACAAAAAGGCCTTGCAGGATAAAATCTTGAAGGCTAAAGACAAGGCCGTGGATATTCTGACAAGGCGAGCAATGGCTGATTTCAGTGCAAAGCGCAGAGCTGAAAAGGCTGCTTTCATCGAAGAAATACGGCCTCAGATTGAAGACGCGGTGGCGTGGGAACTTGTCAATCGTGCAAGACACCAGGTAGGTTATGAGTTTGGTAAGGAAGTTAAGGTTGTTGATTCGCACTTTATAGACGATGAGCACGGCATGGCTCATGCTAATAATTCGGATACTCCATGGCGCAAAACAAAGCTTGCCAATCCTGCAATTATAGCAAGAAAGTACAGGCACGTTTTAGGAAGCGTACTGCCAAACTATAATGATATGCTGAACGATACTAACGCCAGCATTGACGATATACTCAATCCGATAGTTGAGTATCTTCAAGCAGAAGTCGACACATACGGCACACTTTCTAAAGAGCGTGTTGCAAATGCCGAAGATATGCTGATTGCTATGTTTAGCAAGTCACGACAAAAAACTGTAACCAATCCTACATTTGTTGTTGATGAGCACGGCATGGCTCATGCTAACTTCAAGCAGAAAATCAACGAATGGGAAACAATAGAAGCTAATCCGCGTAGGCTTGCAAGAAAATATATTTATGGCAATGAACGTATAAACTATAACGAATTATTAAAAGACACAAACAGAACTATTGATGATATTTTAAATCCCATTGCTGACAGAATAGAAAGCGAGCTTGCGGAATATCAAGATACAGTCAAGAGTGAGCGTGCGTTTTTCATCAATGGTAAGTGGGGCTACTTTGCCGCAACCAATAGAACAGAAGGCAAGTATGCAAATGACTTTGCAGGCATACCGGACCAAAGCGCAGTCTTGGTTGATTTTGGTGAGATAGGCAAGGACGGAAAACGTCATTGGACTAAGCGAGCTTTAGAGCAAGCGGATATTGAAGGCCTTGTATTCCATGAAGCAGGTGACAGTATTCGTAATGTCAACTGGGTATCAAGATACGTTCATGACTACGGCGGCAGCATAAGCGACTTGACCAGCAAAAAAGGACGCAGAAGAATTGCCGAAAAGATTGCAAGGGGCGAAGATGTAGCGGACTACTACGATTTGCGTAGCACTGGTTTAGATTATGGCGATGCCGAAATTAAGGCAGACTTTAAACATATTGTCGATGAGCTGGACAGACTGCAAGCGTTGAAGCATAGACTTGAAACAGACCCCGAAGGTGTCGACCTGGTAAAAGAAAGTAAGCGCAACCAATTATCGCAGGAGCAGAAAGAACTTTTTGACCAGATAGCAGAAGAAAACGGCTATGCCAGCGGTTACGAAATGGCAAGGGAGATTGTCGAAGGTTACACCGTCAATGAGAATGAAGGCAGCGACGTACAGGACAACTGGGCAAGGAACTATATTCGTAACGGCGGTGACAGAGCAAAAATTAAAAGCGAAGAAGGCTTGAAAGAGATTGCCGAAACTTTGGTAGAGGGTGAACAGCTTACAGAGCTTAACGAGCTTAAATCTTTGAAGCATGAGCTTGAAACTAATCCAGATAAAGTTGACCTTGTGGAGATGAGCAAAAAGCGTGCCTTGTCTAACGAGCAGAGAGAACTGTTTGACTGGGTGGCTGACAGCTTAGGCTATGACAGCGGTGACGCTATGGCGCAGGATATCTTGACTTCGCCGAGTGAAAGAGCTATGGTACGTCAAGAGATTGACAAGGCCGTGAACCGCAGATTCCCCGACTTCATGCAGGAGCGTGAGCAGGCAAGAGAAGCGGCAAGGGAAGCACTCTATAATGACGAAAGCGGCGAAGTAGTGGCACTTGAACAACAGCTTATTGATGAAGCACTCAATGAAATAAGCGACAAGGATATTAAGCAAAAAGAGCGCGAGAATATTGCTAAAGTGCGTAAGCAGAACGCAGATAACTTTGCTAAACGCTATATCCAGACTTTGCCCGCAGGTGAGGTTATGAAGCCGAGAAGATTTGCTATGGCAGAACGCAGAGCGGCGGCTAATGCAAATAAGGCTGCTAAAGCTGGCCTTTTGGAAGAAGCGGCTATGTATAAGCAGCAGCAGATGATTAACCACGCTTTGTATCGTGAAGCAGTCAAGGCAAAACACAAGATTGAAAGCGCAAGAAAGTACGTCAGAAAGCAGATGCACAGCAAGAAAGAAGTATGGGGAACAGAGCAGCACTTCTTCCAGATGTGCGCATTGCTGGAGCGTATGGGCTATCATCGTAAAGACTTCAACACTAACGGCAGAGAGGTGCAGTCGCTTAGCGAGTACATTGCAGAGATGCAGGCAAAGTACGGCGACGAAATTATTTCTATGCCGGAGTTTGTTTTGAACCCGAATAATGATTTGACCAATGCGCCGCAACTTAGCCTTGCGAACTATATGGACGTTATCGACGCACTGAAAAACATTCGTGCTATTGCAAAGCAGGATACGCAGATGAACAAAATCGCCGCCGGCGAAGCCTTTGAACAGGTTAAGGCTGATACGATAGCGCACCTGCAAGAATTGCCGGTAGAGTATGAGGCGGAGATTGGCAGCGACAGCAAAAAGAGCCTGCGTAAGCGAATTGTTGAATGGCCTAAAAATTTCATGGCTACGCTGCGTAATGCTGATAACTTCTTCTTGATGATGGATAATTGGACAGAAGGTTATTTTACTAGGGAGTTTTACAACAAAATCAACCATTGCGCAGATATGGAAAGCACGATGCTTGAAAGTTACCAGAACGAGCTTATAGATGCTTTGCAGAAATGGGAACCGGACAAGAAAACAGGTATTGCACACGAACAGAGAATTTACTACGAAGAGCTTGGCGGCAGCGCAGATAAGCATGCTTTGATTGCTATGCTGTGCAACCTGGGCAGCGACAGCAACGCCGCAAGGCTGTGTTCGCAAAAACCGGTAGGCGTAAAGAATTCCGATATATGGGTGGAAGAATCGGAGCTTATAGGCAGAGAAGAAGCAATGCTGCAAACTAAACAAAACCTTATAGAGTTTTTATGCAAGCATCTGACTAAAGAAGATATTGCCTATGCGCAGGCCCGTATCAATTCGGCAAGTAAATTCTGGCCCATGCTGGCAGAAGTCAACCGCAGAACAAAAGGCTTTGAACCGCCGAAGATTGAAGCGTCACCGCTGGTGATGAAGCTTGCAAGCGGCGAAAGCGTGGTGTTTGACGGCGGCTACTTCCCGTTGGAACGTGATACACGCACCGGCAGTATGCCCGGCAAATTTGACAGAATCGACAGCACCGAAGAAGGCAGCAGACCGCCGCAACGGACTTTGACTACGGATACTAGCGCAAGTAAAGCACGTACCGGTGGCAAATATCCCGTAGACTTATCGCGCGGCAGTGAGGTTACGGCGGTAAAAAAATACATTCATGATATTTGTTATCGTGAAACAATGCTTGATTTCAGAAAGATACTGAACGATGAGGATATTTACCGCAACATGGTTGAGCGTTTAGGCGATACCAACGTAAGACTTTTGAGAGAGTTTTTGCAGGCTTGCGCTAATCCATACGGCAATAAGACGGCATATATGGCAGAGAATCTGTTTACGAAAGCCGCTAACGCTTTACGTAATATTGCAACAAATACCGCTATTATGCTTAACTTCAAAACGGCAATGCAGAACTTTTCTAACATCCTGCTATATGGAAATAGCGTAGAAGGTTTTACTTATGCTGACGCTTTCAGAGCCTTGTACCGTGGCTTTACAGGTGAAGGCAGAGCGGAAGCAGATGCGATTTGCGCAAAAAGCGTGTTTATGCGTGAACGCATGGAAGTGCCAGATGTTACGTTGAGAGATATTCAGAACCGTTCTGACCTTAACCCGATTGAAAAAAAGACGCTGAAATATGGCGCGTTGCTGTTAGGCTACACTGATATGATGACTGCGAAGCCGGTATTTGCAGAAGCATACATGAAGAAAATTAATGAAGGCAAGACAGAGCAGGAAGCACTAGATTTTGCGAACGCTGTTATTCGCCGCACGTTGGGAAGCAGTCGTATTCATGATGTATCAAGTCTGCAACGCGGCAGCGGCTTATTCAGATTGTTTACGATGTTCCAGGGATTTTTCAACACACAGTTTAACCAATGGGACAGAGAAGCACATATCGCCAAAAGGTTATGGAATAGCGGTGAAAAAAAAGAAATGGCTGAACGGCTGATTGCTTTCGTTACCGCTAAATGGTTAGGCGTATGCTTGCTGAACGTAGCTATTGCAGAGCTTTCTTTGGCCGCTCCTTTCGAGAAAGACAAAAAAGACGATTGGAATAACCTTGCAAAAGAGCTTATCAACTACCCGTTGTCTATGGGCGGTCCCGTTGGGCAAGCGGCGAACGTTGGTGTACAGAACTTGCTAGGCATGAGGAACTACGGCTACAGACTGACTGCGGCGCAAGGCTTGATTGACAGGGGCTTTACTGTTGCAAGACGTATAAACGATGTTGCGGAAGGTAAGAAAGAGCCGGGCGAGTTGATAGAGCAGACCGCATATGTCGGCGGTGCTTGGCTTGGTATTCCTAGCGGTATCTTCAATATCATATTTAACGGTATAGATATTGCTGCTGATGATATGGACTTTGAACTGCAAGATATTTACAAACGCAGACCAAAAAGCGAACGTAAAAAAGATTGACAAAGATTTCACAAAGTAGCATAGATATAAACCGCTGAAAATAGGTATATAATTAGTTAAAGTGGATTTATTAAGAGTAGATATATTTTTATATATCTACTCTTTTCTTTTGGCAAAAAAATAATAAAAGGAGGGGAGCTATTATGCTTACTGATATTGAGAACAGAATTACATATAGCGGCAATGGGAACGCGACGGAGTTTGCGTATCAGTTTAAGATTTTAGACCGAACGGACATTAAAGTTTTGCTGACTGACGCAGACGGCGAAGAAAAGTTGCTGACTAAGGATTATTATGTTGACGTTGAAAAGAATGTTGTACGTTATCCAGGTTACGCAGTCGGTGCAGAAGTACCAGAGAGCGAACGACCGGCAGTATTGCCGACCGGGTGGAAACTGACAATTTATAGGGAAGTACCGGTGACGCAGGAAACAGACTTGCCCGACCAATATCCTTTTAACCAGGTTGAGGCTATTGGTGACAAATTGACGATGATTGCACAGCAACTTACAGATGCCGCAAGCAGAAGTTTAAAGGTGAACATAAGCAAAAGTGCTGATGTTGATACTACAATTCCGTGGGCGAACGGCAAGAGCTTTAGAATCAACGACGACGGAACAAAGGTAGAACTTACTGAGGACCCGGCAAAGGTTTTGCCAACAGCGCAAAGTTTGGCTGCCGCAGCTGCAAAGAGCGAAAGCAACGCAAAGGCTTATATGGACACTACAAAAGACCTTAGCGAAAATGTTAATGTTTTTGTTCCGTCTGTTGATGCTGACGGAACTTTGACATGGACAAATAAAGCTGGCTTGGCTAATCCTACCGCAGTCAACATCAAGGGGGCAAAAGGTGAGAAGGGTGACCCTGGCACTGGCATTAAGATTAAAGGCAAGTATGATAGTTTGTCAGCTTTGCAAGCTGCCCACCCCAAAGCTGACGAGGGTGACGCTTATATGGCGGGTGTTAATCTCTATGTTTGGAATGGCAGTGCATGGATAGATTGCGGAAATATCCAGGGACCCAAAGGTGAAAAAGGCGACACCGGCTTGCAAGGCGTGCAAGGTGAAAAGGGCGAACGAGGCCCGCAAGGCGCAACAGGTCCGCAGGGAGCCAAAGGGGACAAGGGTGACAAAGGTGACACGGGACCGCAAGGGCCACAGGGTATTCAAGGCGAACGAGGCTTACAAGGACCGCAAGGGTTGCAAGGGGCAACAGGCGAAACAGGTGCGACAGGGCCACAGGGGGCACAGGGCGTACAAGGCTTACAAGGCCCAGCAGGCAGCGCGGCTACAATCACCATAGGCAGTGTTACAACAAGTGCGCCGGGCACGTCGGCTAATGTAACCAATAGCGGCACTTCTTCTGCTGTTGTATTAGACTTTGTGCTGCCTAAAGGTAAAGACGGAGCAGACGGCGGCGTTACCGTTGATGATGCACTGTCCAACACCTCTGTAAATCCCGTTCAGAATAGAGCAGTAAAGGCCGCACTTGATAACAGAGCTGTGCTTGATGATACCAATACTTTCACTTCTCCTAACACCTTTGACATTATTTATATGCAAAAGAATGTAGGCAGTATTAGGTGGTACGAAGGTTCGCAAAGTTTTGTAGTTGGGCATGTAAACGCAGAAAGCTATACAGGTGAAGCAAACACGGCGAAGAAAGCTACTAAAGATGGCGAGGGCAATATAATTACAAGCACTTACGCTACTAAGACAGAACTTAATAGTTACGTAAAGTCTGTAAACAATACTGCTCCCGATGATAATGGTAACGTAAATATTACTGTTAGTGGCGGTGTAACTGTTGATGAAGAACTATCAAGTACAAGCACTAACCCGGTGCAAAACAAAGCTATCTATAATGCGTTGCTGAATAAAGCCGGGACTGATATTTTTTCCGGCTTCTCTTTAATGGGTGCTGGTGCTACAATAAATTGGCGACAAGGTTCGCAACCAGTAGGGTCAATTAATGCTACAAATTATACCGGCACGGCTAGTGCAGCAACACATGATGGTGCTGGTAATGTCATTACTGAAACCTACACGAAAAAAGCAGATTTTGATAAGACTATTGGTCAATTACAGGTAGCTTTCCAAGAAAAGGTTGATAGAAGTGACTTATCTGATGTTGCGACTAGCGGGCAATACAGTGATTTGAGGGGTAAACCGGAATACGTTGTGCAGTCTGTAAACAATGTAAGACCTGATGAAAACGGCAATGTTAGTATTAGCGTTAGCGGTGGTTCAAACGTCACTGTAGATACTACGTTGTCCGCTACATCCAATAACGCTATTGCTAATAAGGCTGTTTACAATGCTTTAAACGGAAAGTTAGACAAGACAGGCACAGCAGAGTATGCACGAAAAGACAGTGCAGGTAATGTAATTAGCTCAACTTATATCAAGACTGTGAACAATGTTAAACCCGACGCTAGTGGTAACGTAACTATCGCAGTTAGTGGTGGTGGCGGTGTTAGCACGTCAGAATCTAACACGTGGACAGGCAAACAGACCTTCCAAAAAATGAAATTTAACTTTGAAAGTTATAATGCACCTCGTGTTAGCGGTGCTACTGATAATCCGTCTGAGTCGGTGGCAGTATATAATGTGCAAGGCAATTTTACGCTAGATATGTCAGGTTTAGCAGGGCTGCTAAACAATGGTGACGCTACCTTATTTACTGCCTACATAACGTCTAACGGCTCTTACACTCTGAGCATCACTAATGCAGGTACTCTTAAATATGTAGGCAGCGCAACTGATTTAGCAATAACAGCTAACGGATTACTGTTAAATATTATGCTAATCAAAAGCAGCAGCGGTAATGTATCAAGCGTTGTACAAGCAAGTACATTGGCATGAGGTGATTAAATGGGACTTAATAGATTAATGTTAGCAAAGAAAACTACTGCTAGCGGAGGGAGCACAGCGGACAATACATTTACTGTGACGATAGGGCAGCAAGGTTATCAATATGGTTTTTCTCGTTACAATGCTACGATTGGTGAGGTTGAAGGCAACGTGCAGCATGAAGGAAAAGCTGTAACGCTAGTAATGCTTTGCTATTATAGTGGTTACTTAGACTTCGCATTTACTATTGAAGGTGTCAGTAGCGGCAAACGTAATGTTACTGTTAAATTAACATTGGTAGATAATGGAACAAGTGGAACTATTGAATTTCCAAAAATTGATTATCAGAGCTATGTCCCCGGCTTTTATGAATATACACGAAACCTAACTTCTGATGTTATACGTATGTTCTCAAAAGCAAACGTAGGCAAGAAAATTAAAGTCGAAATTATCTTTAACTAAGGAGGACAAATGAAAATAACCTATACATATAAAGAACAAAATTATTCTAATCTGCGTGAGCTTTCTGAAGTGTTGGGCAAAGAGGGCATTTTTATCCCTTTGGCTATTTCCGAGGAATCTCTCAAAGACTTAGGTGTCACTGTGCTCACGGAAGAAGAAAGCATTGAAAGTGTGAAAGAACATAAAATTCTTACTCTTAAAATTCAGCGTGACAATGCGGAAGTGCAACCTATTGAATACAAGAGTAATCTTTATGATTACGATGAGAAAGCAAGGGATAGAATTAATGCAGCTATCATTGCGCTGGAACTGCAAGGCGAGGAAGCTACAATAGAGTGGACCACGGCAGACAATGAGGATGCGGTGGTAACAGCGCAGGACCTGCGTATGATTATCGCTTCCGTGGCTGCACGTAGCAATAAATTGCACACAGCGTATAGAGCCGCCAAAGCGAAGGTTGAAGCTGCCAGCACGGCAGAAGAAGTAGAAGCTGTGACGCTTGAAATTTAATTTATAGGAGTGTAGTGAAATGGTGGAACAATCTTTGGATGCTGCGTTAAACTCTATTATTAACGTTATATCCGGTTGCGTAATAACGCTGCTTATTACGATGTACAGACAAAAGAAAAAACAAAATGATGCTTTAAAAGCAGGACTGCAAGCTTTATTACGTGACAGAATTATCCAGGCTTATAATCATTATGTTCAGGATAAAGGTTGGATACCAATCTACGCAAAAGAAAGCATAGATGCCTGCTACAAGAGCTACGAAGCTCTTGGCGACAATGGCGTAATCGACAATCTTATGCAACAGATTAATGAATTACAGAACTATCCGCCGAAGAACAGAGGTGAAGAAGATGCGTAAATTAATTAACATGTTAAAGAAGAATGATAATGCTTATAGCGTGGGCAGAATCTGTGCCGTTATAGGCTTTGCCGTTTGGGTATTGGTTACTTTATGGCTTGCATTTTTCGCCAAAACTTGGGGCAACTATGAAAGCTGCACACTTGGTATGGTGGCGCTGCTTCTGGTCCAGCTTGGAAACAAGGCGATTGAAACAAGAATGTTTAGAATAAGAAGCGAGGAACGAAACGATGAGCGATTGGAATAAAGCGTTAGCGACAGAGATTGCAAAAGGATTAATTAATACAGGAATTGAAGGTGGCTATGACAGCGTGGCAAAAAGCACTGCATATGATTATCCGTCAATCGGTGTCAGCCAATGGGAAGGGAATAGAGCAAATGAGCTGCTGAGAGCTATCCCCGGCGGCGCAGAGTATGCAGACCGCACTTACATTGATATTAAGGCAAGCGGCGAACTGCCGATGCTGAAAGAACTTTTAAGAAGTGAAGCAGGGCAGCAGGCACAATTAGAACAGTTATCCCGTGACTGCCTGCAATATGTCGAAGTGCTTCAGCAGGTGCCGACGTTGGACGATACACGTTGCATTATCTATGCCGGAATGTGGTGCCCTACATCTACTTGGGTAGTTAAGCGCTTTTTGGCTAACAGATATATGCACGTTGACCTGCGCAGTCTGGAAGCACTCTATAAACTGTTTAAAAACTACTACTGGGTTGCCGCCGATGTTGGCGAGATGTATAGAGCAGGTTACGCCAATAGAGCGGAAGCTACGTATCAGTACGTCGCTGGCATTGACTTAACAACACCATACGGCGTACCTGCTTATGGGTATGCTGGCAACGGAAGATGATTTAAAGCTTATGCTTTAGATACAGTCACCGACAAGAGGTTTAGTTATTCCCTCTCCTATACGTGTAGCATTTTCTGGTATTTTTATTTGCGTAATAGCCGGTGACACATTCTACAATGATTGGAGGTGATACAATGGAAGAACTGAAAATGTTTGTGCTTGACAAAAAATTTTGGGTAGGCCTTATTATAGGCTTTACTCTTGGTGCATTGCATCATTATTTCGGATTATAACAAACTACCAGGCACATAATAATAATCTTCTACAAAAGGCGTAAATTCGCACAAAAATACTTCGCCTATGAGCGTTTTAAATTTAGTGCCGCTTATGATTTATCCTGCGGCGAGCTAAAGCCGCTTGTAGGCGAAGTTTGTGCTTCTGACGCGATTTATTATATTTTGCAAATATAGATATTTATATGAGGTAATAATGAAAGATGAAACAAAACGCAAGATTGATAAAGCTGTTAAGATTGGTCTTATTGTTGCTGGTCTTTTCCTTATCTGCAATGACATTTACTGGCGGTGGCACAGCAGAAGCGGCGCCCCAGCGGATAACGCTGTCAATCGAACAGTGGAATCAATTCAAAAATCAAACGAATCTGCTGGAAGCGAAGTTGAATCTGGCAGACGAGAAATTGAAGCAGCAGAAGAACACGTCGACAGAACTGTTGACGCAGTTGAACGAAGCGAAGAAACAGCTCAATCTAACGCAAGAAGCGCTGATGAACTCCAAACACTCATTAGCGAGTGCCGAGGAATCATTGAATCACAGCGAAGCATTATACAAGAAGTTGACAGAGCAAATGGAATTAGAACGTCGGGAAGCAAAGAGAATTAAATGCCAACGGAATATTTATGCAAGCAGTGCATTATTATTCTTGCTTTGTGCAGCTGCAAAATAAAATTATTGGATGGTGTTACGATGGATGAAAAGGAACAAATACCGGCAGGCATTATTACAATGTTATTAAAAGGTTATGTAGAAACTATTGCTTTTCAAAGGAAACTCATCTGTGCCGCTTTGATTGGTTGGGTGGCAACAGCTATTGCTTTTATTTGTATGTAGGTAGGTGACAACAAAATGGACACACTGCTGAAGAACACGCGGGATTGGTTGCAAACTTCAACGCGGCGTTCATTCAGCGCGGTATTGGTGGAGGCAAAGATAACACCACGACAGGTAGAAATTTGCGAACTGAAATTTGTGAAAGGCTTGACCAATTATCAGATAGCAGCGGAGCTGAATGTATCTGTTAAAACGGTAGACAAGGAACTTAATACTGCGTATAAACGAATAACAAATGTATTATCATTCCTTTAAATGCGGGGAGCCGCCCTTTTTAGGGCGGTTCTTTTTTTATGGGGAATATATAGGGATTGTTTTGCTAAAAATCAGTTACACTATAAGTGAGGTGATAAGTATGTACGGACAATATAACCCTTATATGGGAGCAACACCGCAGATGCAGCAACGGCTGAATTATTTGCAGCAACAGCAACAGCAGATGTATCAACCAACTATGCAGCAGCCTATGCCTATGACATTGAAAGGCAGAATTGTTACCGGCATGGATGAAGCAAAGGCAGCTCAAATTGACCTGGACGGAACGAGCACTTTCTTTCCATGCCCTGCCGAAGGAAAGATTTACGAAAAACTTATAGGCTTAGACGGCCTGCCGATTTTCAGAGTATATCAAATTAACAATTCGCAGAAGCAGCCTGCATATGCTGAACAAAACATTGTAGATAGATTAGTAGAACGTGTGGACAGATTGGAAAAGCAGATTGGAGGGATGAACCATGAACCCGATGCAGATAATGGCAATGTTACAGAACAGCGGTAATCCTATGATGATGCTTACACAATTAGCACAGCAGAATCCTATGATGAGCCGCGCGATGCAAATGGGGCAAGGCAAGAACGAAGTGCAGTTAAAAGAAACTGTACGTAACCTTGCAAGGCAACGCGGCATGAGTGACGAACAGTTTACTCAGTTTTTAAGTCAATTCGGTTTAAAGCTCTAATGCGCGCAATGAGCTTTACATATAATTCCTGGAGGTGAAATTTTATCATGGAAGGTGCAAACATTGTTCCGGTAATGGACATGAACAGAAACAACAACTACGGCGACTGCTGGGGCGGCGGTATGTGGTTTATGTGGATTATCGTTCTTTTCGCTCTTATGGGCGGCTGGGGCGGTAATTGGAATAACCGCGGCAATATGGGCGCAGAAATCTTTGCTAATGGCAGTATGACACGTGACCAAATCGCAGACCAATTTTCTATGCAGGATATTAAAGAAGGTATTCGTGGCGTTCAAAATGGTTTGTGTGACGGCTTCTACGCTCAGAACAGCACTATGCTGAATGGTTTTAATGGTGTACAACGTGACATTATGCAGACCGGCTATCAGTTAGGCAGTCAGCTTTCCGAAAATCGTTTTGCTCAACAGCAATGCTGCTGCGAAACTAACAGAAATATTGACGCAGTGCGCTATGAGAACGCGCGTAATACCTGCGATATTGTCACCGCAGTAAAAGAGGACGGCGAAAAGACCAGAGCAGTTCTGATTGCCAACCAAATCCAAGACTTGCGCGACAAGCTGGCAGACCGTGACCGCGACTTGCAGACTGCAAACTTCCAATTATCTCAACAGGCGCAGAGTGCAAATCTTATCGGTACATTAAGACCTTATCCGCAACCGGCTTATATTACGAATAGCCCGTATCAAAGCATTGCTGCTAACGTAGCCGGTGCTTGTGGCTGTGCGTATAACGCAGGCTGAAAATAATAAGTTATGTGCATTAACTGCACTGCAAGGGACGGTGCAGGCCGTCCCTATTGCTTTAATAAAGAGGTGAAAACAAATGATTTGCAATCAGAAATCCGCATTAACAACGGTAGCAACGGCGGCGCAGACTGTTGCAGCGAACGGCTTTGTCGGCTTCCCTACTAACAATCTTCTGACTGGCGTATCTATTAAGCATCCGGCAGGAAGTACAAGCGTTAACCTTATCCAGGGACTTTACCTTGTGACTTTGAACGCTGATATTACCCCGACTGCGGCAGGCGATAGCGTTAAGGCATTAGT